AAGAACTTGAGTTGCTTGAGCTTGAACTGCTGGAAGAACTACTGCTTGAGCTACTGGAGCTTGAGCTGCTTGAACTTCCTGAGCTTGAGCTACTTGAGCTTGAACTACTGGAAGAACTATTACTTGAGTTATTTCTATTAGAAGAACTACTGCTTGAGTTATTCTTCTTAGCTGCTTCCTCGGCAGCTTTCTTTGCTGCTTCTGCTGCCTTTCTCTTAGCTTCTTCTTCCGCTGCTTTCTTTACAGCTGCATCAATCTTAACATCGAGATTTGCGATTTCACTACTCTTCTCTGTGATTGTTGTATTCAGTTCATCCTTCTGCGCATCATACTCTGTCTGTGTCTCCTGCAGATCAGCCATCTTTGTCTCAAGCGTTGTCTTAAGATCTTCTACTTTCTGAACTGTCGCAACATACTCTTCGAGCTTATCTCTGTCATAAGAATGTACCTGCTGGGAATATTCTGCCTGCGTCAGTACACTGGAAATATCTCCGGATGTCAGTACCTTCTCTACTGTAGCAGTTCCTGTTCCTTCTTCATACATATACTTAATACGAAGCTTCATAGCTGCATACTGCTGTTCCTGTTCCTCCTGCGCTGTCTTCAGATCTTCCTCTGTCTGAGAGATTTCCTCACCTGTTTCGATCAGATCATTCTCAAGATCAGAGATCTTGGTCATAAGTGAATTCAGCTGTGTCTGAAGATTACTTACCTGATTCTGTGTCTCCTGCTTCTTCTGCTTCAGATCACTGACCTCGTCAGCAAGTACCGGTGTAACAGTCATTGTACATGCAAGTGTTACTGCAAGAATCATACTGCTTACTTTTTTTAACTTCATCTTTCCACCTATCCTTATTTTTATCTAGTCCCCCATGTGATGCATTATAATTTTCGTATCATAACTCGTTGTAAATAGTTACATTATAATTCCACATACTCATATGTTATAATACAACATCTATTGTGTTTTTTCAACATATTTCTCGTAACAAGAGGGTATTTTATTTACATTCTACGCTCAACATTATAGCGTATTTATGTAATATTTTCAATAGTTTTCCTTACTTTTTTCATTTTTTATATTTTGTCAATAGTTTTGCGACAAGTTTTTTATTCTTTTCTATGCCAATTTCTGTAACTCTTCATCAAACAATTCTGCGGATGTTTTAAAATCAAATATTCCCCTTGGGTAATTGTTAATCCATGTTTCTATATATTTTATTTCTTCATCTGTTGTATCCTCAAAATCTACCCCCTTTGGTATATGCCTGCGTATAAGCCTATTATTATTTTCATTCGTGCCACGCTCCCAACTGCTATACGGGTGGCAGTAAAATACAAAAGTCCTCTTTTCTTCTTTCAATGCAGAACGCTCCATTCCCTCATAATCTGAAAACTCTACACCATTATCAACCGTTATGCTTCTGAATACCTTATAAAACATATCCCCCCATTTTCTCTCTAACCTGTCTAACGCATCTACTACCGAAGCTGCCCCTTGGTCTTTCAGCTTAATAACGATTTCATCACGGGTTTTTCTTTCCGTTAATACAAGCATACACGATTTTGTGACCCCTCTCTTTCCTTTTACCGTATCCATTTCCCAATGTCCGAATATCTCTCGTTTTTCTATTTCCTTTGGTCTGTTTTCTATGCTTTCTCCTGCGGTGGCTCTTTTCTGTACCTGTACTTTCTTATTATGCTTTTTCTTTTTACTTTTAATAGGTAAATCCTTGTTTGTAAGTTTCAAAAAAATTCCATTATCAATATATCTATAAAGTGTTCTAACACTTATTGTTGTCTTAAATTCAATCCCCGAACGTGCAACCTCTGCTAATGCTGCTTCCGGGCTAAATCTATTATCTACAATTTTGTTTTCTATATATTCCGCTAATTTTCTATCATTTCCTATTTTTAGGCTTCTGCCTTTTCCCTCTTGGGCGTAATCGTGTGCTTTTTGTCCTAAATCACTGCTATAACGCTCTTCCTCTGTATAGTCAGAGTTTCGGTGCATATACTTACCTTTGTCATATTCTCTATATATTGTGCTTCTGTGAAAATGTAATTGTTCTGCTACTGCTGCCTTTGACAACCCGGCGTTTAAAAGTGCTTCCATTTTGATACGGTCACTTTTACTCATTTGTTTAAATTTCTTCATATCGCACCTCCTACGCCAAAAGGGCAGCAGTTATTGCCTGCTGCCCTCGGTCTTTTATTCCGAATCGGTTACTTTTTCAATATCTCCGTTGTCTGTGTATACAATGTAATCTACTAAATGTGTTCCGCCAAACATTGCTTTGGCATCATGTTCCTCGCCTTTGGTATATTCATACACTGATACATATAACAAGCCGGATACAACACTTATACTCGTGCTTGTTTTTGTGGTTAAGTTTTCAACCGCCAAAATAGTTTTATCAGAATCAAAGTAGTTTTTATAACACGATAACGCATAATCTTCAACATTAAAGTTGTTTTCTGCTATTACAATACATTTCCAATTACCTGTAACATCATTCCTTACAGTATCGTACTTTGTTGAATATATCGTAGTAATATCCTTATCGCTTATACCTACAATATTATCCCCTGTTCTGTGTTCCACTATTTCCGTTGGTTCTTCCGTAATTGCTTCCGTTGTTTCTTTCTGCTCTGTTGTTTCCTCCTGTTTCTCGGATTCCGGCACTTCTGTTTTTTCTAATTCAGCAGTACCCCCCCCCGAACATCTGTTTGATTTTCGGTTGTGGTGTTTTCTGTTTGCCTGTTATTGCTTGCAATTATCCCGTGACCTATCCAAAAGACCACAATTACAGCAATGATTATAATGTGTTGTTTTTTCATGTTGAACCTCCTTTGTGTCCGATTCGGTCTATTCGACCTTGATTTTTTTGTTTTTTCCTGCTAATATATTTTAAAGCACTCGGGGCGATTAGCAGGAATGTTATGAAGTTCGCCCCTTGTGTTGACCCTTATTAAGTTTTTTATTCCTTAATCAATTCTGTGAGATATTCGATTAACTCTTCTTTCGGTGTATCATTTCTTATCAGTGCTATTATCATTTTTATTATCCCTTTGAACTGGTTGTTTGTCATTTTGTTATCCTCCATTGTTTAACTCCTTTCCTGCTATCTCCTTGCTACAATTACATTATATACTTATATAAGTATATTGTCAACAGTTTTTTATACTTATATAAGTATTTTTTTGTAGTAATACTTATCTTCTTTCTGATATATCCTTATCTCTTCATCTTTCCCCCGATAGTCTAATTCCGCATCTGTCACAAAATCGCAATTAGTGCATGAAATATATCCGCACTCCATAGGCCCGCAATCTTCTTTTCTTATTCTTTTTTTAGATAATTTCCCACTTCTTGTTATTTTGTAAACGTCTGAATACTGCATTAAATTGCTAAACTCTAATGTGCTTCCACACTTAGGGCAGCAATTCAACAATTCATCCATTTTATCCCCTCGCTTTCTTCTCTTCGATTGCTGCAACTATAAATTCGTTACGGCTCTTATATCCCTGTTTCTTCGCTTCTTTGTCAATCTCTGCTTTCTGTCCTGTCGGGACTGTTACAAGAAATTGGTCGTAAGCCTTTGCATTGTATTTATTTTTTGCCTTTGTCGCAGGCGTTCCGCCTGTCTTTTCCTCCGCCAACTGCTGCACCTCCTTTGCTCGTTGGTTTTTCTTTATCATATCACATTCATTATACTTATACAAGTATATAAAATGCACAAATAACTTTATATACTTATATAAGTATTTTGGTAATTATTCCGGGTTGCGTATATACTTATATAAGTATATAATAGCATCATAAGGAACAGGGAATAAGACAGACCCACAAAGTTATACACAGTATCCACATTTTAGGAGGTATTCACTATGGAAAGAACACTAGAAACAATCACTATCAACAACGCTTTAGAGGTTGTCAGACTTAAAGGCGAACTTAAATTTAAACATCCGCTTGGTTATACTCGTCCAAGCGGTTACTGTTTCAAGCACCCGGTTAAAGGCTTCTTTGCTTTTAAGGGTGATACAGAGCCGTATATGCCTTGTGGTGGCAAAAAGGCTTTACTTTCTATCATCCGTTCCGGCGGTTTTTTTAATTTTGATAATGTGGTTTGGCTTCAACCACTCAACTAAATACTTATCCGGGGTTGCGGTACTGCTGCCCCGGTACTATAGAGGTGGATATTATGGATTTTGGAAAATATGAAAAATATATGAATGACCGTAAGGCGGTAACGGTTGAAAATAACCGCCGAATAGAAAAGAAATTCGCCGAATGCGAAAAGTGGGTTGCTGATAATCTCATAAATTGCGGTTGTGTCTTTACAAACCACTCTGAATTATTGCAGAAACAAAGTTTTATGATATGGATTGATAACGGCATTAGCATTTCTCATAAAATATATAAACTTTCTGAATGTGGTATTACCCCTCTTGTACTGCTGCCTTATCCTGTCAGAATATAAAAATAACCCCCAAGGCTTCATCAAGCCAAGGGGGCATTTTGTTTACTGCATATTCTGTTATTTTGTATTTTCTACAAGTGTTACCACTGCCGGGGTTGTCTGCTGTTTGTTTTCAATGTAGGTTGTAAGGTTCTCGTTAGCTTCCCATTTCTTTTTTGCTTCCGCTAATACAGATTCCGCAATCTGTACCAACTGCTTTTCTGTAAACAGGATTCTAACCACGCTCGGCAGATATGCGTACATTTTCGCAACCACTTCCGACAGCTTAATAATCCCTGTGCCGGCCCCACACTCTCCCTCTGCATCTGTGACAAACTTAATTGCAATCTGCTTTAAGATTTTGGTCTGTCCTGTCTTGATTAAATAAATAATCAAGGCTACAACCATAGCAATAAGCAATACAGAATCCCAATTAACAAGTAACCATTTTAAAATCTGCATAGTATTTTCCTCCGTTTTGTGACCGAATCGGTCTATTTTACATCTGCTGCATTAACCCAACCGTACACGCCTTTACCGTCCTGTGAAATGCAATGATAAGGGTGTGTGCCTTTGGTATTTACTGCCGTTACCTTACAGGTGCTTGTAACATTCTTCTGTACGCTCGCATATTCCGCCGTAGAGGACTTGTAAACCCCTCCGCCTGTGAATGTTACTATATCGCCTTTTGAAACGCTTGCGGGGTCGCTGTGTGCCTTAGAGGATAACTCCTTGATAGATTCCGCATTGACCCAACCGTACACGCCTTTACCGTCTTGTGAAATGCAATGATATTTATGTGTGCCTTTCTCATTTACTGCCGTTACCTTACAGGTGCTTACCACATCCTTTTCCTTGGCTGCATATTCTGCCGTAGAAGAGATATAGACCCCTCCGCCTGTGAATGTCACTATATCGCCTTTTGAAACTCCTGTAGGCGTTTCCTGTGGCTTCTGCGGTGTGTTCTGCTTCTCTTCTGTCTTGGTGTGTGATACGTCCGTTAAGTTGCTTCCCTTTATCGCTTCGTATACTTTGCTTCTACGGCTTTCATATTGCCCCATTGTGGCATCTTTTAAGGCGTAGGCGTGTATTTCTTCAAGTCCTACCTTTTCCGCCCCTCCTGTGGCTTCTGCTGCCGTCTTGGCAATGCGTGAACTTGCACCGCTACCGCCTTGGTTCTCTAAGTCCGCAAAATAGGCAAGTGCTTTTAAGGATACTAAACCGATTTTTACGCCGTTCTTTACATATCCTGTAATATCTGCATCCGCTAAATCGTCCTGTACTTCCTTTCCGTCCTTGGTTGTGAGCAACTTAGATATTGCATTGGCTTCCTCTTCGGTTACTTCTCTCTCCTGTCTGTTCCACGCATCCGCACTACTTCCGGCAATTTCTGTATACAAGGCATCCCCTAATATCTTCTTTGCCTGTTCGTGGTCTTTTTCCACAATGGATTTTAAAAGGGGTAACGCTCTACCCCAATATGCGTTCCATTGGCACTTACCTATACTCATGCCGTGGCTGTTGTCGTTTCGGTTTACGCTTCCGTAGTTTCCCTCCTGTGAGTAGATAATACCGCTTGCAACCTTTACGACCTTTTTAATCTGTGCTGCTGTTACCGCCATAGTGTACCTCCTATACTCTCTGTGTATATCCAAGGCTTATATAGCCTGCTCCACTCTTTAACTTGCCCCAAGTTGTGCTGCCGTTCTTTACTTCTCCAACGATTGTATATACTTCGCCCTGTTTTACCTGTGTAGCAATTCCGTAATTTGTTCCTGGTCCTTTTCGCACATTTAAAACGGCGGTATTGATTTTTACCTTGTAGCTTGTATCCTGTGGCGTGCTTGGTGCTGTTGTTGCTGTGCCTACTCTTTGTGTGTATCCAAGGCTTATATATCCTGCTCCACTCTTTAACTTGCCCCAAGTTGTGCTACCGTTCTTTACTTCTCCAACGATTGTATATACTTCGCCCTGTTTTACCTGTGTGGCAATTCCGTAATCAGTTCCGGGACCGATACGCACATTTAATACATCCGTGTTAATCTTAACCCTGTATTCCGCTACATTGTTCGCTGTAGGCTGTGCTGTGTGCTGCTGTCCTCCTGTGGATGCCGAACCGCCTAAAATGCTCTTTACTTTGTTTTTGAAATTCTGCCATTCTGCGGAATCGCTTACCATTTGAGCCGGGCAGTTTTTCCCTGTCACATCATAATGTCGTAAAACATAGGTATCTACACCGCCTGCACTGATTCCAAGCATTTTGCAGAGGAACGCACAGAGGTATGTAGCATTTTCTTTTGTCTTGTCTGAAATTCTGTAGTTTCCGGCTGTGCAACACATTTCTATGCCTATACTGTTTGCATTTCTACAAGAGCCGTGTTTATAAGACCTTGCCCCGCAATGCCAAGCAGTATCCCTTAACTCTACGCTCTGATAGATTTCCTCATTGTCTACAAAAAAATGAGCGGAAGCATTACGCCCCGCACCGCTAAAATAGTTTGCATTTGCCTTTGCCGTGTCCTTGCTGTTGCCTGTGTAGTGCATTACTACATAAGCCACATTACGGCTACTGTTGTTGTTTAAATTATCATTGTTGCACTTAATACTTGAATTTACCCCGATACCGTTAATTGTATCGGCGATAAATCCGGCTGTTATTGTTTTTCCCATAACGCCGTACCTCCTTAAATATTGATGTTGTTTAAATCAACGGAAATATCCTTTGTTTCCTCCGGGTATCCCTGCTTGATTTTGATAATGTTTTCTGCCTTTGCTTTCCAACAATACAAGGCAATTACTGTAGTTGTCGGGGTTGCTATGTATGTGGCAAGCACCCCGAATTGCGAATAGTCGATAAGTGTTACTTTGATGCCGATATACAGACCCACAAAGTAGGTACACAAAACCGCTACCAATACCGCTTTTGTAAAGTTTGGCTTTGCAAACTTAAAGTTTTTCTTTACTCTTCTGTTCTGATTCGCAATTCTGAAAAGTAAATAGAAAATAAAAAATCCTATGGCAATGCCAAGGATTCCGCAAATAAGATATTTCATATTCTGTTTTTCCTCCTATGTTTCCTGTCCGTGTGCCTTTTGATTGATATGTTTTTCAATCTTTCCTATAGCTTCCGTAACCGGTCCGTTACATCCCTGTTCTTTAAGTCCTTTCAGACAAGCCAATACCGCATAAGTGAGCAAACATAATTCATCTTCCATTGCCTTTATGTCCTCTTTCTCCTGCTTCTTTAAGTCCTCAATGTCGGCTGTCTGTTTCTGTTGTGCTTGAAACCATTTGATAATCTTGTATGCAACCGCACCAATAGCACCTAACGCACCTAATACGCTTGCAATCGTAATTATTGTTGCTGAATCAATATACATTGTCTGTAATTTCCTTTCATTGTTTCTTTTCCACCATGCCGTTTTCTTTAAACATAGTGTTAAGGCTCTGCCTAAGTCCGTAGCTGTCGCAATGTGACAGGATGCCCCGGTATGATGCTACCGAACGGTCTAACCTGTCTTTTCTTTCCTCTCCTGCCTTTACCTTTGCAATCTGCCTTTTAAGATTCCGTTTGATTTTTACCGCCGTTTTCTTCTTTAGTCTGCGGTGTGTGGCCCATATTCTGAATCCGACAAAATCAACTCCCATGCTGCACGGTCTTATAGCTGTCTTGTTGTTCAAATCTAGTCTTAATTCATCTGCTAAAAATGTTCTTAACAACTCTTTTACCTCTGCTAAATGCTTCTTATCATGGTGGAGTATAATAATATCGTCCATGTATCGGATGTAGTAATGTAATCCCAACTCATGCTTTGCGTACTGGTCTACCTCGTTAAGATAAATGTTTGCAAACATCTGTGAGGTAAGGTTTCCTATCGGCATCCCTTTATTACCTAGCCTGTCCGATACTTCCACTTCGTCCGGCTCTTTTCCGGGCGGTAATCCAAAATTCATAGATTCGCAATTTATAATCTTTTCCAACAGGTTGAGCAATCGTTGGTCTTTAATCCTGCGTGCTAAAATCTTTAATAAAATATCGTGGTCTACCCTGTAGAAATATTTTGATATATCCATTTTCAGATAGTAGTATCGTTCCGGCTTTCTTTCTGTCTGCCTTAACCAATACTGCAACCTGTCGGCTGCCTTATGCGTTCCCTTGCCCTTGCGACAGGCGTAGGAATCAAAGATAAATGTCTTTTCGTACAATGGAAATAACTGCCTGTAAATCGCCCATTGTACTATCCTGTCCTTAAATGGTAAGGACATAATGAGCCTTTTCTTTGGCTCATAAACATAAAAGGTATGGTATTTCCCTACCTCGTACGTTTCGTAAATCAAGTGATTCTGAATATTTATTAACTGCTCTTCGTAGTTGCGGTTGAAAATCAATACATCATCCCTGTACCTCTTTCCTTTTCTCGCTTCCTCCCAAGCCTTATGTAAATTTTCAAAATCATAAATCTTTTCGTATATGTTCTTTATGCTTTGCATTGCATACCTCTTGTAAATTTGTGCCGTACAAACCTAATCAGTTTTTAACCCTTTCGGACGTGACAAATATATTTCTTTTCGGCTTATGCTTACTAACTGTCTTTACGGCAATTCAATCTTTTTCCTGCCTACAGGAACGGAAAATAACCCCTTTAACCCTGTTTGTACTGTCCTTACAGTCGTAACCATAAGGCTTCTTGACATAGGGGCAGAGCGGAGCGGAAACCAATGTTGTCGTTCGAGTTGGAACGAGGGTTATTCAAGTTGAGAGCGGACGAACCCGAATTGGAAGTATTGTTGAACGCCGACCCACGGATAGGCAACCACCGTAACTTTGTGATTATTTCCCTATGTATTTTTATTTCTGCTTTTCCCTGCCGTTGACCCATTCCGTATAACCGCCTATCATTCGACCGATTTCGTCTACCTTTCGCATCCATACTTCCCAAGTATGAAAATTTAAACAAGGCTTTTGGTTCGGGTATAGGTTCGGGTCTTTTGCAAGTCTTAGCAGATTTCTTAATACATCAACTTCAATATCCAAATCCTGCAATGTGGTTTTCTTGTGGTACTTCTTTTCAAGTCGCACCGCCATTTCCAACATTGTATACATTGTCTTTCTTATATCGCCTGCAAGTACATACCTTTCCGTTTTCGGAAAGTCCTTTAATTGAGGGTTGCCGTACAATATCATTTCATAAATCTTTTCCTTGATATGAAAAATATCGTTTCCGTTATGCTTCTTTTCTTCCTGTTGTATCTCTTCCACTTTTGCAACCGCCTAACTGTAATGTATTTGCTATAAAGGGCGTGCTATCGCACGCCCTATCAGTTTTTCAGTGTTCAGTTTGCAGTTACTCAACAAAAGCGGAGCGGAAACCAATGCCGCCGTACGAGCTGGAACGAGGGTTACCCAAGCAGAGAGCGGACGGACCCGAATGGGAAGTAAAGTGGAACGCCGACCCACGGACAGGCAACCTTTCACCGTTGTTTCTCGCCCAAAATCTGTCGTTGCCATATCCTGTTACACCGCTGTCCGGGAATAAGCCAAGTGCAACGAGTAACTTAGGGATTGCTACCCCGGAAACTGCCTTTACATTCTTAAATACCTCTGATGTATCGTTGCTGTCTGTTGTCTGTGTGGTAACACTTGTATTGATACGCAATGTTGCATCGCTCGCACTTGTGCGGTCAATCTTTAATGTGCCTGCTGTTCCCGGCTCTACTAAAGTTCCGTCCGGCTTAATTGCTTTCCAAAGTGTGCTTGATGCCGACATATCGCAATCAAGTTTCATAGAGTTACCATAAGGAATAATCTGAATTTCTCCATTCACAAGGCGTAATCCACCGGTCCACTCCCAAAGGTTGCCGTTAATATCCGCAATTCCCGACATATCGTGATTGTGATACCATGTAGGCTGTCCGCTTCCTGTAAGCGTTCTCTGTGTTTCTCCCTGTGGCATTGTTCCCCTCTCGTAAGGGTGGTAATAATCCTTGCCGTAGTTTGTGTTTCCGTGTGGTACAGTACCCATTTTCTGTGATAACAGGTTAAGGTACGCAAATACGCCTGTCTGATTTAAGTGCCAACCTGCACCTTTCTTTTTGCAAGCTGCTACAGACTGGTCAAAATTGATATAGTT